AGGTATTGGTCACCCAGGTGGCGACGGCATTATTGACATGGACGCAGCACGTCGAGCGCAGGCGGCATTGGTGTACAGCCTGGAGCCAGTAGCAGCAATGCCCAACAAGCTGACCGCTTGCCCAGGTGCGGACGGGCTGGCAGTGTTGGCCGCTATGGGGCTGATGCTGATTGAGCTGGAGGACCTATGAGCAAGCGCGGACGCTTTTGGGCCGGGTACTTCGCCGCAATCGCGCTGCTGGTCGGGCTGCTCACGGGCTGCGCAAGCATGGACGTAGAGGACCGGGCGCTGGCTGGGCAGGGTGCCGACATCAGCTCTACCGCCATCGGCCTTGCCGTGGGCGCGGCGGAGGCCAACCCGCTGGGCATCGGCCTGCTCGCCGTCAAAGCCATCTCGTACCACCACATCAAATCCGCGCCACCCGAGCAGCAACCCGCGATGTGGAGCGCGTTCGGTGCGATGGGCTGGGGGGCGGCTGTCAATAACGTCTGCGTGATCGCGCTGATCGTCACCGGGGGCGCTGCTGTTGCGCTGTGCCCCGCGCTTGGGCTTGTCACCGGGCCTGGCACTTATGCCCATGCTGCGCCGCTGCGCGAGCGCGCGGTGTTCGATGCGGTGTGTGATGCGGCCCGAGCTGACCGGCCTGGGTTGGTCTGCGTGTACCGGCCGCAAAAGCTGCTCGCCCTGGCGGCCCCAAGGGCCAACTGAAAAGCCATGCCTGCAAACCCCGACTTTTCCCGCCGGCGAGCCTGAACGCCCGCGCGATCGATGCCGTCGGCTGTAGCGCCCACCGCCCGCGCCGCGCTTGTCTCAATTTGGCCTATTTTTAAAAGGCCGGTTTTTTCAGAATCGGTGGCACTGAGTCAAAGACCTGCCGCCCTTCATGAAACTGCTCGACATCCTCACCGCGCCCTGGGCCATTGAACCCGGGAAGCTGGCCGAGATCCAGGCCATCTACGCCACGCACCTGCGCGGCGACAAGATCGACCTGGCCGGGGTCGAAGCGCGCCTGGGGCGCCCGCTGGCCAACGAAGTCAAGCGCTTCGAGGTGGTCGATGGTGTGGCCGTGATCCCGGTCGAGGGCGTGGTGGCCAAGCGCGCCAACATGTTCATGGACATCAGCGGCGGCACCAGCATGCAGCTGATCGAGCGCGATCTGAAAGACGCCCTGGACGATGCCTCGGTGCACAGCATTATCCTTGCCATCGACTCCCCCGGCGGCACGGTAGACGGCACCCAGACCCTCGCCAGCGCCGTGCGCCAGGCGCAGGCCATCAAGCCCGTGGTGGCCCTGGCCAGCGGCACCATGGCAAGCGCCGCCTACTGGATCGGCAGCGCAGCCCAAGCCGTCTACATCACCGACGGAACCACCAACGTGGGCAGCATCGGCGTGGTGGCGAAACACATGGATGTCTCTGCCGCCGAAACAGCCGCCGGCGTGAAGACCACCGAGATCTACGCCGGCAAGTTCAAGCGCATCGCCAGCCAGTACGAACCGCTCAGCCAGGAAGGCCGCCAGTCGATCCAGGACGCGGTCGACTACACCTACGCGCTGTTCGTCGACGCCGTGGCCACGCAGCGCGGCGTGAGCACAGAAACCGTTTTGCAGAACATGGCCGACGGCCGTGTCTTTATCGGGCAGCAGGCCATTGATGCCGGGCTGGTGGACGGTGTTTCCACCCTCGGCGCCCTGGTCCAGCAGCTCAACGAAAGCCGCCGCCCTGGCGGCACCCCCTTTGCCCGACGTGCCGGTGTTGCACAGCGCGCGCAAGTCACCCCCCAAATCGGAGCAATCAGTATGCCCATTACCCGTGAACAACTCGCGACCGACGCGCCCGCCGTGCTCGCCGCAACCCAAGCCGAAGGCATGGTCATGGAGCGCCAGCGCGCCAAAGACGTGCGCGCCCAGCTCATTCCCGGCCACGAAGCCGTGATCGAGCGCTGCCTGGAAGACGGCAGCACCGCAGCCGAGGCCGCCATGGCGGTCAACGCCGCCGAGCGCAACACCCGCGCCGCCAACGCCAAGGCCCTGGCCAGCGAAGCGCCGCAGCCGCTGCCCAGCGCGCCGGTGGCCACCGTGGAGCCGGTCAAGCCAGAGCCGCTCACCAAGGCCGAGCTCGACAAGCGCGCCAAGGCCCACATGGCCGCCACCCCTGGCGTGTCCTATGTCGACGCCGTGAAGCACGTGCAGGCCCAGACCGCCTGACCGAGCCCGCCCAAACCCGCTCAAGCCGCTGACCCACTCAACCCCACCCCAACTTTTCTAGGAGCCTCACATGGCCGCAGCCAACATCTCCCTCCTCACCATCAGCGTCACCGCCGTCGCCGCCCTCACGCTGGGCCGTGCTGTCACCGCCGGTGGCGCAGTGGCCACCGCCGCCGAAACCGCTGTGGGCATTGCCAACAGCGACGGCGCCGTTGGCCAACGCGTGCCCGTCACCGCGCTCGGCACCGCGCTTGCCGAAGCCCACGCAGCAATTGCTGTGGGCGCCGCGCTGGAAGTGGCCGCCCTGGGCCGCCTGGTCACCCGCACGGCTGGGGTCACCGTGGGCCGCGCGCTCACCGCAGCTGGCGCCCAGGGCGACCAGATCGAAGTGCTGCTGATACCGAACTGATCGCGCCAGCCACCCGACCCCCTTCCTCCCCCCCCCCCACATCTTTCCGAGAATTCCAAATGCCCCAAATGAACACTTCCCAGGCCCGCGTCATCGACCCGGTGCTGAGCACGGTAGCCCAGGGCTACCAGAACAACGAGATGATCGCCACCGGGCTGTTCCCGATTGTTCCTGTTGCCCTGCGCGGCGGCAACATCATCACCTTTGGGCGCGAGTCTTTCATGCTCTACGCTAGCCAGCGTGCCCCAGGTGAAAACACCAAGCGCGTGCGCTTTGGCTACGCCGGCTCGCCGTATGCCCTGGTCGACTACAGCCTGGAGGGCTTGGTGCCCATGGAGATCGAGCAAGAGGCCCTGAACGGCCCCGGCATCGATCTGGGCTCAAACGCCGTGAACAGCGTGCAGGCCATCATGGCCTTGCGCCACGAAAAAGCCTGTGCTGACATCGCCCGCAACGCTGGTGCCTACGCAAGCTCCAACAAGGCCACCCTGTCGGGCACCAGCCGGTGGAGCGACTACGGCTCCACCAGCGACCCGATCGGCGACGTCCAGGACGCCATCAGCGCCGTGCGCGCCGCCACCGGAAAGCGCCCCAACGTCGTGGCCATGGGCGCTGTGGTGATGGAAAAGCTCAAAAGCCACCCAAAGGTGCTCGAGCGCATCAAATACACCGGGCGCGATGTGGCCACCGCAGAGCTGCTTGCCAGCCTGTTCGGTGTGCAGACCGTGCTCTCGGGTGATGCCATCTTCAGCAACGATGCTGGCACCGCCTTCACCGATGTCTGGGGCACAGACGTGGTGGTGGCCTACACCCCCACCGCCAGCGCCCAGAACGGTGGCCTGCCCAGCTACGGCTACACCTACATGCTCGACGGCTACCCGATGGTCGAAGAGGCCTATTACGATCGCAACGCCAAAAGCTATATCTACCCGGTCACCCGCGCCGAAGCGCCGGTGCTGGCGGCCCCGTCGGCCGGCTTCTTGTTCACAACCGCCGTGACGTAAGGGGGGCGCATGAAAGTCACCCTGCTTCAACCGGTGCGCCACGACGGCAAGGCCTTCGAGGTCGGTGCCGTGGTCGATCTGCCCAAAGACGCAGCCCAGGCCCTCGTGGCCTGTGGATCTGCGGAAGAGGGTGGCAAGGCCCGATTGGCCAAGCCCGATGCCGGCGCCGATGCCAAATCTAAACACGCTGACGCTTTGGCTCACTTTGTTGGTATGGTGGAATCCGCCCAAGCCCAGCTCGACACCGCCCCAGACGAAGAAGCCAAAGCCACCGCCGAGGCTGCTCTGGGCGCTGCCATGGCCGCACTCGCCAACCTCGAAGGCTGAGCGGCCGTGTTCGAAGAAGACCTGACCCTGTTTCTCTCGCCGAGCGAATTCAGCGTGCCCGCGCAAGCGGTCACGCGGTTCGGTGAAGTGGTGCAGTTTCAGGTCATCTTCGACAACGCGTATGCCGACGCCCTCGGTGGCTTCGCCGAGTCCAGCGGGCCCACCGCCCTGGTGCAAAGCGCGCTGGTGCAAGACCTTGCCCACGGCAGCCAGATCGAGATCAGCGCGCGCACCTGGCGCGTGGTCGAAATTCGGCCCGATGGCACTGGAATGACCACCCTCGTTCTGGAGCGCGCCGAATGAACAGCGCACTGCTGCAGATCGCCCAGGCGTACACCGCCGCGATGCTGGCCACAAGCCCGCAGCCGCTGGCCGGTGGGCGTGTCTGGCTCAACCGCATGCGCCCCATCTCGCAGGCCGACGAGAGCGCCATCGTCATCAGCATCGACGGCGCGCGCGCCACCGAAGTGGTGGTGGGTGCGCTTGACTTTGAGAGCGAAATCCGGGTGGTCTGTTTCGTGCGCGCGGCTGTCACTGGTGGCGAGCCCGCCGCTGCGGTCGACGCGCTGCTGATGGCCGCGTGGTCGCGCATTCAAACCGTCAACCGGCCAGACCTGGGCCTGTTCGGCCCGGCTCAGCTCGACGGGTTGGACTACGACTTCAGCGACCTAGACAGCAGCCTGGTCAGCGCCACCCTGCGCCTGCGCGTGCAACACCGCACCACCACCACCAACTTGGCCCCATGGGCCTGAGCCACCGCCGCCAGCCATGCCAAAAACCGCCCCTACAGACCCCACGCCCAAGACCAAGCCCGAGGCCACGACTGAGCACATCGCCGTGCCGGCCGTGCCAGAGCCCGCCGCCGGCGGCAACTACCTGCGCGATCCCGTCACCGGCGTCATCACCCACAACCCCGCGCACACGCGCGCACCGGAGTAACTTATGCCCAATCGCTTAACGCGCAACACCGCCATTCTGCTCAAGTTGGAGACCACCTATGGCACGGACTCCTCGCCCACCGGTGCAGCCAACGCCATGCTGGTGTCCAACCTGACCATCAATCCGTTCAACGCCCAAAACGTCGAGCGCGACAACATCCGCCCATTTTTGGGCGGCTCCGAGCAGCTGGTCGGCACCCGGTTTGTGGAGTGCA